GCAAACAGAACAAATTCTCTCTGCAACAGCACAACCTACGCTTACCTCTTTTTTCATACCACTTTCAATTTCCATAATCAAATCTGTGTTTTTTTCACATCGCGGCAAGTATGCTTTTGCTACCAAACGAGTATACGGTTCTCCAAAGGAAGTCCTTTTTCCTTCCATAGTTTCCATTGCTGTATCATAAATACGCGCCGCTTGATTACCTGTTTTCATATTGTGGTCAAAAATGCCTGTTTTTCCTAAAAACAACTGGCTTAACGTATGTAATGCTTCCACACTGAACCGTTCAAAATCGCGGTCGATTTCGTTGTCACAAAGCACCACGGAAAACGTATATACTTCCTGTTCCGTAAATGGTCTGCGTGTATATTGATTGATGCATTCCAAATCGTGCGTCATATCTGTTTGCATATGTTTGATAATAGCTCCGTTCACTGTTTTCCCTCCTTTTCCTTTGCTGTTTCCCATTCCAGTTTTTCTGCCTGCGCGTGTTTTAACCTGGCGTCGGCTTCCTCTACACGGTCTTGCATGGTAATGGTATCCCATACAATTTCAAAAGAGGTATCATAACCGTGCAGTGTAAGCCAAAGGGAACATATTTTTTCAATAGAAGGGTTCAGCAGCATACGGTAAGCTTCCATTTCTTTTGTTAAAACATCCGCCTGCTGGCTGGACATTCTTTCGGTCGAGGACCACGACAATCCTAAAATAAACGGGGGTAATCCAAGCCTTGTAATAATCTGCTCCATCATCTGACGTACAGGTACTTCACTATCTAAAATCTGGTTGTCCGCACCAATGACCTTAATCCCTACATCACCCACTGCCACAAAATCACTGATATCCCCGCTACGCATAGCACGACTCCATTCTGTAGCAATTTGCTGTGCACGTTCTTTTGCATACGCGCGGTCCATAGGGTCATTGGTCGGTTTATAGGTAACTGCAAATCTGACATTACCGACCCTGTCCCAATTCATACCAATGGATTTATAAATTTTTAGAAGTACCTCACTGACAAACGGCAGCCCTCTTAAAATGGAAACGCCATGTGCACTGCCGTGAGGCGGATTGAGTGCTGTCATTAAAATCAAATCCGGATATGGAATCGGCTTTCTTTCTCCAAAGTTATCTTTTACATAAATATCCACGGATAACGTTTTATCGTCATGCATCAAATCAATGTTGTCTAAATCAGCTACATACAATGCGCCAATATCATCGCCCCCTATGGTAGGAACTATCTCGGCAACTGCTGTACCATAGGTAAGTAGCTGGTCAAAATAACAGCTGATAAAACTGTAAATACCTTGTTGATACGTATTCACCTTTACATGGTCCAGAAAAGAATGCAGTTCCTTTTCTGCCTGTTTATCTTCGCATTCTATAGTAAAATTTCCAATAATACGAAGTAATTTATGAATAGCAGAATCAATAATCGGCACCGCACCTCTTAATGCAGTATAAAGCTGTCGCTCTGCAGCGATATTATTCTCACAACATTGCCATACAAAATAATCTTGTTTACCCACAGTTTGAACTGCCATGGTAGCGTCAACTGTCTTACTTTCTAAAGCTTGTTCTTTTTTCTTCTTTTTCCCCTCTTGTCCTTGTTTTCTCATGAAATTCAATGAAAAAATCCCTTCTTTTTTCTCTATCATCTGTTGTTGGTATTTTCTATGTCGGCTGCGCTGTACTGAAATAAATCAACAGCGCTGCGCTGCCATAACAAAAAAATCGTCGTTTCTTTCTGATAAAACAGTAGAAACAAAATAGCGAATGTCATCCATAGCATGGTCATTTTCCTTAATTGGCATATCTTTGTGCATGGAATCGTTCCAGCGGTATAAACCAAATTCGCGAATCGTATCCGTACAAGTATTGCAAATTCGGATATCCCCTTGTTTTAACGCAACACTTACTGCACGGATACCATCTACCACGTCATTTTTTGCGGGAAGAACCAAATATGCTCCATGACGCTGAATGACCGCAATAAAGCTGGCGGCAGATGGGTCTACCACAATTTTGGTAACCGGACGACCTGCGATTAAATCTACCAATCCTTCATAATGTTCTTCATCCGTTCGGGATGTCCCTGTCAAACGGGAATGATAGTAATATTCTTCCAGACGATACCAAATCCCTTGTTGTTTTCCCCACAAACCAAAGGAGGAAGGATTAACCGTTCCGTAATCGCAGGATACCACATATTCCTCAAACGCCCCTTTTGGTGTATCGCAAAATCTATCTTGAGTCATAAAAGGATAAATAAGTCCTTGTACTGCTACCCATTTTCCCAAAACAAAGCGTTCATAAAACGCACCTGAATATAAAGAATGATAGCGCTTACGCACTTTTGGGGACAAAGACGGGTTATCTTCCATCGTAAAATGTAAATATAACGCCTGTTTTTGTTTGGCCTTTAAAATCCATTCCTGATAAAACCAATGCTGAGGATGCTCCGGATTACAGTTGAACCAAAACTTTGCCTCTTCTACAGAGCATCTTGCCAAAGCCTGCTCCACAAAAGAGCGCGGCATCAAGGCAACTTCATCAAACATAACGCCCGCTAACGTGATGCCTTGTATCATTGCTGCCGAACCTTCATCTTTACCGCCAAACAAATAGAATCGATTTTTTCGTCCTTGAAAGATTACACTCAAACAATTTTCAGAATAATGAATGTGACATTGAAAACCCAACTCCTTCAAAATCGGTAAAACAGGGGTGATTAAATTGCGCCTTATCGAGCGTATAGTTTTACCGCAGAAGGCAAACGATTGATTTTGAAATTGATAAAAAGCCCAGAGGAAAAACGAAATACTCATACATAGAGTTTTTCCACTTCTGACCGCACCGTCACAAATAACAGCTGTGTAAGAGGCGTATGGACTGCCTTGATACCACCAACTTAATGCCTGCAGCTGTTTTTTTGAGAATGATTGAAATCTCAATTAAGATTCATCCTCCTCAAATGTTTTCACACCTTGCTCCAAGGCACGATAAAAACCGGAAGTATCGCTTGACTGACCATTGTATAATTCCTGCAAACATTGAAGCGCTTTCAAACGGTCATAAAATTTGATTTCTATTCCTCCGCCTTTTGGTCGCTTAATTTCAGAAATATGAAATAAGTCCAATTTATTCAGTATGCGGGTATTTAACTCATCACAAAACAAAAGTTTAATGGCATCTGTTACATTTCCAAAAGCTAAGCGCTCAAGACCTTCCACTAACTTTGCCTGTTTTTCCTGTTCTGTATGTTCCATAAAATCCTCCTAATGCTTCTATTTATATAAAACCCCTCACTATACCGTAAAAAACAGTGGAAAATTCGCCTGAACAGGGAAATATGATGTGAAAAAATTTTTCAAAAACATGACAAAATGCGAAAAAAAGAAAAAAACCAAACTTTCTCAGTAGAAAGTTTGGTTTTTCATGAATGCTGAAACAACAATAATATTTTTAATTACGATTCATAATCGTAGTTTGCACATCAAATGTGAAATCTTCATTCTCATTCATTCTTCGAATGGTTAAAGTAACTTCTTCTCCAACTCGATAATCTTTTAGCTGTGTATATACGTCCTCAAGTGTGTTAATGGTATTACCATTAAATGCTACAATTAAATCTCCCTGTTCCAAATCGCTGTCTGTCAAGGGGCTGCTGCTATCGATAGATGCAATGAATACGCCACCCGCTATCGAATAATTTTCACCGTCTACCGGCAGATATTTGGTAGAACCTGTAATGCCCAGTTTTCCGACAGATGGTATATCACCTTCTCTGATTAACGTATCCAATATTGACTTAGCCTGACTGATTGGAATCGAAAATCCCATACCCTCATAACCGGAAGAAACTACTTTTATGGTATTAATTCCAACGACCTGCCCACGCATATTAATTAATCCGCCTCCTGAGTTACCCGGATTAATGGCGGTATCTGTTTGAATATACGTAATGCCTGTGCTGCTGTAATTTGCTACACTACGATTCACTGCAGATACCACTCCCATAGTCATTGAGC